TGGATAAATCATCAGTCTTTTCGAGTAGTTTAGGGTCATCTGGTTTGAGGTTTTTGGGAGGAAGCGTTAGGAAATGAAAGTATGGACCTCGCGTACCTGTTTCATTAATTGTACGGATACCAGCAATGTATTCATACACTTCTCCCTTCGTGGCTCCTTCAATCTTGTTTGATTCTTCTATTTCCACCGTTCCTGCGATTTTGGGGGCGGACGTTTTTGCCTGAATCCGTTTGTTCGCGTAAAACATGTTATCTCCCAACCGCTCTTGCGATAGAAGAACTTTCTCCGATCCACCAACGACGAAATATCCACCCAATTCAAATTTACATTCACCAGCTTCCAGGAGTTCGGACGAAGTCATAGTAGACAAGGGACAAATTGAGCTTTTTAGCATCAGAGGTAGACGAGCAATAATAACGTCTTCAAACTTTACGGTTTCGCGGGAGTCTTCGATAATGTAATCAAACTCCATCGTTCCACGAATTTCGAATGTATACGTCCTATTTTCTAGGCGGCAGGTGTGGGGGAACAAGATAGCGCCCGCTTCATCGGTTGGTGGTAAATAAACAAGTTCCTTTCCCGACTTTCCTCCAACAAATATCTCGATTTGTCTACCGTCTGGGAGGTTGCGAGTAAGAGGATTCAATCCACGAATAAAATTGGGAATTTTAACATTGAGCATATCCGCGAATGAATCAAGATGGTGTCGAACAAGTGGATTCGGCACATCTCGAAAATAAGTATCTATGACGTGTCTCGCGACCTCCATTACTTTCCCGACAGAAAATCAAGGATGGACTCTTACAGCACGGCCATCGTAGCAACTATCGTGTTCACAATTATTCTTTTAATCATCTACAAGCTCATTGTGAACCCACAGATGGTTATTGTAGCGAGTAAGGCTAAGTGTCCAGATTTATGGGCATACAATGAGAAAGAGAAGGTGTGTGAGCCTCAGTACAAGACGTCTTGCTCTTCATTCGATCCAAAATCTCCATCTTTACATACTGCGACTGCGAAATGTACACTAGCACACAGGTGTGGCTCTACTTGGGCTGGATACTGTCCTTAAGGTAAGATGCGCAAGGCGGGAGTTGCACCCGCGTTTCTGACTTATAAGATCAGGATTCTAACTGTTGAATTACATGCGCATCCTTCTTACGTACAATGCGTTTAGATTGTTTCAGATAAGGAGGATAATGTATGCTGAAGTGTTTCGTCCTACTGGACTAGATGATGTAATAGGGTATGCCGATGAAAAGGAGGCACTAAAAAGGTATCTTACTTCGGGAACTTTCAAAAAAGCTATCATGTTAGCTGGTCCACCTGGAATTGGAAAAACTACATTAGCACTAACTGCTGCTCGAACATTTGGATTCGATCCTCTGGAAATTAATGCCTCTCGAGCTATTCGGAGTTTCGAAGATGTTGAGAAAATTAAAGATGCATGCCGTTCTGCCGTGAATATTCATTCATTTATTCGCGGCGAAAAGAGTCGTAAAACGTGTGTTATTTTGGATGAAGTGGATGGGTCTGACCCCCATGCTCAAAACAAAATAGTGGAATGGATTCGTGACCAGAATCGTAAAGTTCCTATTCTGTGTACCGGCAACGAACTACCCACAATTTTTAAACGGAATTCCGAAGTTATTGAAACACTCAGATGTTTTCCACCGAGACCTACGGACCTACAAACCTTCTTTCCAAATCATGATGTTCATACACTAATGAAAGAATCTAACCATGATGTTCGTCGAATGTTGCATCGGATGCAGTATGGAGTATCCGACACTATTCCGAAGTATCTGTGTCCTCCGACTGGGTTGCCAGTGGAGCAGATGTTCGTAATGCGTCAGTCGATGTTCGGGCTTCCGGACCCGTTTCACGAATATCGTGGCGACAGACAGGGCAACGTACACTCATTGAAAACCAGTTCAAAATGCAAGACCGATGGTACTCGTGCTGACAAGACCGAATCCGTGCGCCGGCCGAAGAAATAGGTTCCTGGCAGATTGCGCATGGGGCGGTAGCAAGAGTGATATTTTCCAAGGATTCGTTGATTTGGTTCGTACTTGCCGTTATCGCAACTGGCTCTGAGAAATTGCGTGGGATTGCGGGCATAGTCACAGTCAGAAGAGCATTCGTGATGTTTCCGTACATGTGAGTAGTGTAGACACGATTCACGATTTCTAGTGCGAACGTCTGATTATTCAAAAATCGCGACACAAGATTTGTGCGCGATGTAAAATTGAGTGAACGAAGAGTTTCGTTCGTCAAAAATTCGTTCTGTGCATCTGCGAGCTTCTCAATCACATCAAGAACCTGTTCGTCGACCATTTATTTACCTATATTGTTCACATGTTTGAAAACCACTATCGTTTCAGGAACATATCCATTGGACCGGTCTTGTGCTTCTTGAGGTAGGATGCACTCATAAACAGAAGTGAATCCAAGTCATTTTCCTTCAGTTTAAGAACTTTCAAGGTAGCTTCTTCTTCATCAAGTCCATCTTCCCGGAACTCGGTGTAAAACTTAGTATAATCCTTTTTCCTGTACCCGTCCAACTCTTCGATAGCTAGAGCGAACAATTGTGCGACGGGGTTCTGTATCTGATTCGTTATGTAAAAGTCTACATCCGGCTTGAGCTTCTTTTCACGAACATAGTCCACATGTTCAATTTTATCACCTTGCTTCTTCTGGTCTTTGCGATTAGATACATACACATAGGATAGTCTATCACCTACTTGCGGCTTATTTCCAGCATCGCGTTCTTCCATGCGGTCAGCTAGAACTCGGTGAGCAATTTGACCTGGGTTCTTGTAATCATCTCGCAACTGTTTGGACAGAATATACTTTTCCAGAGGATACTCATTCTTCATAACTTTCACCAGCATTTCCTTGACCATTTTTTCTGCTAGTTTGATGCTTCGGTGTTCCATCAGTGAATCCAGTGCTCCTCCAAATATATCTTTTACGATAGGAGCATTATCACGACGCTTTAGTGCAACACCCATCGTCTTACGCTTACACTTTGTTATGTCGTCTTCATACATCATGCCGACATATCTCTTGCGACAGAACAGAATGAATGGATAGAACGTTTTCTCATACTCAATCTTGTGTGCCTTTCGTCCACTAGCGGTAATTCGTTCCGCAGCTTTCTTACCCAACTCTATGCTTTCCGCCAAGTCACGCGTCGCAAACTTAATAAAGATAGAATCCGTATCGCCATACACAACTTCACCACCGAATTCGGTCTCGACAATTTTTTTAGCATCGTAAATTTTCTGACGACCAACCGCAGTGGTACATGCCGCAACTTCAATTTTTCGGATGGGTGAGGTTCGTGAACCAGTTTGACCATACACGGAATTAGCAACAACCTTGTACGCCAATTGAAGACCGTTCAATACCGATTTTTGGGCATCGTCTTCTGTTGTTTCAATGAGTTTTCGAGTCTCTTTTCGCTTCTTCAAAAGGAGGTCGAGAGTTAGTGGGAGTACACCTATAGTTCGAGGGTCTGTGTTCGGCTGGACAAATCCACACGTAATACGACCAGTAGGAGTCTTATCTTCTCCAAACGTATCGTAGGAAACTTCGTCAATCTTGAACCCTTTGGCCCGAATATCTGAACCATCTGGACCGTCTTGGTGTCTGAGTTTCCCCGAGGAATCGTAAGTTTTCACGTACACCAACGTATCGGGAGATAAATTGAACGCAATCATGTTGGAGGGGTAAAGTGAATTAAAATCAAGAACTGGGATTGGTTGGTCCAAGTACATTCCAATTTTTGGAGGTAGAACAATCGCTCCTTCATACGAGGTATCTTCATCAGACCCGTGCTGAGTCATAATAATTTGGTTTCGTTTGGATGCCTGGTAAACTACTGCCGAATAAATCTTGATTCCCTGTCCTCGCAGAAAGATGTATTGGATTGGAACACGACACACATCCGCCATTCCACGAGCATTCACAATCGTGTCCAATTTAGCCATTAACGTCAGAACTAGGTCGCAGTCCTGGATACAGTACTTCGCGATTGTGGCTCGTTCATGAGGTCCAGCACGATGAGATGCGAACATTTCTTGGGCGGTGGTATCGTCTTTTCCGAAACACCATTCCAACTTCCCAATGTCGTCGGCAGACAAATCTTTCAAAATACTTTTATCCGGATTCCGAATAGTGAATGATTTTTCATCTTTCCGAATTACTTCGAACTTTTCACCTTCACGATAGGGATTAATAGTATTCGTCATAATATCAAGTCGAATTTGATTACCCGCGAACAATCCTCTAGTTCCTTTCGTACAAATCTTTACTTCCGAATCAGAATGAATAACATTTGTAACTTTATCACGCAGAAACGTGGCTGCTACATTATCGAGTTTATACGAATCCAAATTCTGTTCACGCCGTACACTTAGCAGAAGGTCAATGGCTAGACGACCTGCAACTTCAAGATATCGTACCGCAAACTTGCCGGAAGCTAATTCAAACGTCTTTCGCTCGGTTTTAGCACAATCAGTCTTCCAAGAAGTATTGTCTACTCGCCCTAACCGCAACGTCAAATTACACCGCTCAGCGCGGTCGGCAATATATCCATCATCAAACCCGAACGTATTGTATCCAGCCAAGATGTCTGGATTCTCGGACCACACACATTTCTGAAACTCTTCGAGCAAATGCTTTTCGTCGCGGCAGCTCACAAATTCCACGGTCGGGTCTTTAGACTCTGCACATGTTCCCGAGACAAACACGTATCTCTTCACCGATGTTAGAAGGTCGTCAGTATACCGAAATGATACGCCAATTTGGATAATTTCGTCTTCAGGATTCGAAGATACAGGAAAGTTTCCAGATTTCGAGTATGTCTCAATATCGTATGCTGCTGCATACAATGGTACTTTCGCACTTGGTTCGGGGGTTATAGCTTTGTAATTTACTGTGAATGATACATCTACGTTTTCGTCATCTTCTGGGTCGGATTCTTCTGCATCGAATGAAAGTGGAGATGATGGTGAAATATCAAGTTCGTGAAATAAACGAATCAGAGGTGGAAGGTTAGCTTCATAAACATCTTCTACAATTACTCGACGACTACCTATCTTCATAGAGGAATCCTTGAGTGTACGCGATACCAATTTGAACATCCAAAGTGCAGAACACGTGAGTTTCCATACCTTGATAGGAGTCAAGCACGAGAATCCACGCATAGCATCCAACTTGAATTCCTGGGTGATTTTCAGACCAAATATACGTTTGCTCGAAGCGCTTTCAAGTGCCGTATGAATCATCTCGGACGTTTCGCCATCTACTGAACGGAGATAGAAATAAGGTTGGAATCCAGTAAGCCGAACTTTTGCGACACGATAGTCGTCCAGTCTACCGAACACGTCAACCACATACCGGAAATTCGAATCACTCTCCAGCCAGTCTGCTGGCTGAATGAGCATTTAGTTAGTCTCCGTATGTTCCTTCAGTTAAATTCATTTTCATAGAATAATAGATGTCTTCAAATTATGGATTGCCGTTCATGTATGCGAATACTCGTCAAGGAGAAGCTGCGCGTGATGTAGCGCGCAACGAGTCAAACACCGCTGAATTAAAAGCAGCTAGCCCATCGGGGTGCGGAAATAACTGGGCAGTAGCTGCGTCTATCCCGGGCATGATTCCGAGCGGGAATTTCGGTAATTCGCCAGAAGGTGGGTGTGGTATAGACACACAGTCCGAGCTACTGTTTGGCGCGCCAGGCACAGCTCGTATGAAGGGACCGAAACAAACGTTTGCCCGTCCATTTGCAACCACCCCTAATCTAGGTCAGGGAAGTCTGGAAGGCGTTGACGACCAGAGCCGCGTTATGTTCGGCCATTCTACTGCGAATAGAAAGAGTATTCAGACAGTGACGGACAAACAGTTTCCGGTTTTTGAGCCTCTGATTGAAGAACGGGTATCAGACATTCCTGATCACAATTATTTTGTTGAGCCTTTTCTTCGCGGGGGATATAACTCACGACTTGTTCCCCGCAATCGCGTTGACCTGACGAAGTAGACTCCTCATGCTGTTTATCAAGCATCTCCATGTTTTGTCTACGTTCCCGTGCCTCTAGCTGTTCAGTTGTAAGAACCTTCACGGGCCTTTTTTCACAAATGTACTTTTCCGCGATTGTCTTTTTCTTTGGTAACAGAACATCAACCGCATCCAAAACATTATTCGTATCTGCGTATACTCTCATCGCATCGTCTTCAGTACATCCAGTTAATTCAATAATTATCTGAATGCTCCTGTTCATTTTTGTTGTATCAAATGTAAATACTCTTAATATGCGTTTTGTAGACGCACTTTGCCCCCCTGCTCTTCTCTATCTCCTCTACATCGTTGTCCACATCGGCTTAGACCTGGCGTTCGGACTGTTCGCGACAGCCGCGGGCAAGGTCGTCATGGGAATTACCGGAGTCATTATTCTTGATGCCCTGTGCTCGGTTGACCTTGGCGTAGTCTCGTGGGTCATCGTAGCAACGCCATTCATCATGGTTGCGCTAGCCACGTCTATCTCGCTAGGGTTAGGTATTGACCGTGAGGCGGGCAAGCTTATGCGCGAAGGCTTTTCGTCACTGACGGGAGAAAATCTAAAAAATCGTGATAAGATGGTTTCTACACTGAAAGACGAGGTGGGAGCATTACCACTTTCACAGGATTCAACGTACTAAAATAAATGCAATCTATCATTTGGGCTTATCGTCAAGTATTCGCGTGCCGTCGATGGACGATGGATTTTCTATTTGCTCCCGAAAAGCCCGAACATCCCGAACCCGCAGTTCCTGTGAGCAGCCTTCCTTGGTTGTGGGTTGGAGCTGTACACCCAAATGGAGCTATTGTTGACCATACCACATGTGTGAACAATCTGGTGGAGATGGACAGTGTTATTACACCAGAATGGCTAGATGCAGCTACCTTATCTGTGGATGATGGCCTATGTTGGAAATATTTAGATGCGAAGACGTTAGAAGAGAAGATTTTTCCTTCGGGAGGAATTGTAATAGCAAATGATACCGAACCACAGTCAAATAACACAACGCATGACGATTGAGTCATTGGCGTATGTCGCAACCCGAGGAGAAACATATTTTAAAACTGCCGAAGAGTTTGTTCGACTCAACAAAATCTTCAGCTACCAAGGACTTTTTTCGTATTTGAGTTTACTGGCTGATATGATTATAAGTCCACTTATAACCATTATAATGGCTATTTATTACCAAGAACCTCCAGGAATATTCAGTGTTATTTCTCTGCAGAAAACGATGACGTTGTGGTACGATTGGTTTCTTTATGAGCAAATAAAGCATGAAATTCGCGAATGGACACATATTGTGAAATCCATTGGCGGTCCATTCATATCCACGAATAATTCAGACTATCACTCTTACGTTTATGCTGATGCTATGCAGCGTATTCACTACTCGTTCTTTCCAAAGAACTGACCAAACGTCTTGAGAAGTTCAGCACCCTGCTCGATTGCAGGCTTCATTTCAGATAAAGACCCCATCAACTCTTTCTGAAGTCCCATGAGTTCCTTGGTGTCGCGGCGCATACCACCAATCTGTTCAGGAGTCAGGTTACGATATGCATGTAGGATAGTTGTCCCAATATCTACATGTGGATCATCTGTTTTAGGAGGAGCTGGTTCGGGTTCTTTCTTGCCTCGAATATCCTTTTCATCTTTCTGTTTCTTGTCTCCATGCTCATCCTCTCCGTCCTCAAACCCTTCCCATGTCCGAGTAGTAATCATGGAAATGAGATACACTAAAACTAATCCTACAATCACGGAAACAGTGTGGCTGAGTTTACCGACATAATGAGCCAAGATATATCCCAGTATGACCCATCCTACGACTTGTACTAACCCACGCTGGTATAGAAAAATAGCAACAAGTGCAAAAAGAACACCGGCGATTAGAGTGTCCATTATTGTTTATACCTTCACAAAACTTCCGAAGCCTCCACCCGGAGCAACGCCGTGGTCATTGAACTTTCCAAGATTGGCTACGCCCGGATTATCTCGCGACGTACGACCGGCATAGTCGGCAATACCAGCTACACCATCCCCTTCAAAGGAAGCCGAGACACCACCATACTTGCCTCCACCGCGCTTGACTCGGCGAGTCTTACGAGACTTCTTGGACTTGCGGCGGCGACCTGAACCAACAATAGCGTTCTGGCCACGCTGAGAATTGGCGGCCCAATCGGCCATCTCAGAACCCGAAGACCACTGCATTGCACCCGGAGCAATTGCTCCTGAAGCGCCATAGTATCCACCACGGTGAGCATGGCGGCGGCGAGTCATACGTTTTTTAGCAGAACCCTTACGAGCCATTTACTCTATATGAGGAATGTTTTCCAGAACTGTCCATGAGCCATCGTCATTACGAGAACACTTCAGTTTGAATGACGACCCTTTTGAACGCAAGAACACCGAAGTTTTCAAATCAGGGACTCTGAGATATCCACCTACATCTTTAACTTCGTAACAATCGGCGATGGGGAGTTTTACGATAGTTAGAGTATCTTTCTCTTTCTCTTCCACTAGGTCTACAAAGTATCCCGGCTTACCAGGTTCATCGGGATGCTCTTCATACCCTCGAATCTTGTGTGTCTTATTCAAATCTTTCTTGTGAATGAATTGTGCTGATGTTTTAGATGGGTAGATAAAGGTGTCCATCAGGTCTTTCAACCAATGATATCTCTGCTCAAACGTGGAACATGCAAATACACAATTTGAATTGAAGATGAAAATATCAGAAATGATGAATTCGTAAGGTCCCATTTTTTCGGCACGAAGAAACGTATCTCCACAAATACGTTCGTCTACAATACACGGAATGCGACGACACTCCTGTGCGGTCATCCAAAGACACACGGGAATAGCGTTTTCGTATGTGAATATGATCCATCCAGATGTTCCTGCAGTTTGTGGGATGCGGAATGTTTTACAGTCCGGCGGGACGGGTTTCCGGAATACCAAGCGGGAGCTCGGGGTCCAGCCGTAGAGAGTCTGAAGCTGATTTGCGCGGCTCATACTCGGGGAGTTTTACTTCTTGGGGCTGTTGGGTTAAAGCTTGTTCGTTTTTCTGGGGAATTTGCTGGGGGAGACTTTGTTGTAAGTACGGGGAGTGGACTGGCGGAGGAGGTGGCTGGTACTGTTGCGGCATCTGAACTGGAACATTGCGGTAAATGATTTTCGGCTCAGGTGGGTACATTAGCCTAGTTCCAATATACGTAAAAAGTTGAAGCAGAATGAGTACTGCTATCGTAGCAAGAGCTACATAAAGTATTTCAAGTGCTAGCATTTGTTGTTCACGAAGGTTATTCATTAAGGCCGTTCAACGAACAGATATCGGTGTTTATGTTTCGTATCACTTTCCATCCATACAAGTGTTTTTGTTTCATATGTCGTATAAATCGCTTTGTATTCATGAAGAATTTTGCCTGGGATAACACCTTCCCACGACTCTTCTGCATATAGAATCCAATCTTCGTTTGAAACATCCTCATCTTCTACAAACTTTCGGCGAAGACGAATCTGGGGAATGTATGTCCATCCATCATCACAGAAGATTATGAACAGTTCTTTAGACTCCCGTACTTTTGGAAACTGAAACTTCAATTCCTCCCATTTTTGTTGGCTCAGTCGCATGATTTTCCTCATTTTTCTGTTCTGGGATAGTTATTCCTAAACGCATCCGTATTTCAGGAGACTTCTGGATAATCTCGCAAAGATAGAGTGTATCAAACAGCGCATTATGAAGATAATCATATTTCGGCGTAGTTCCTACAACGTGTGTATATAATTCAGCCAATTTTGGAAACTTGAAACCTCCTCGTACTCCCGGGATATTGCAGATAGTACGTCCAGCAACCATCGTACATCCCATCGGCTTCTTGAATCCTTGAAACGACATGATATTCAAATCCCAAAGAATAGCCTGGATAAGAACGTTCTTGTCGAAATGTATATTGTGCGCAACCATCATATCGTGGTCTTCCGATAAGAATTTTAGAATAGCATCTCGCAGAGGAACACCAAATTCTATCGCTTGCGCATGTGATACTCCGTGGATTTTTGTAGATTCGGGCGGAATAACCCATTTCTCCGGTTTGATTATGTAAGCATGCGTCTTCACAACGGTATTTGATACCGAATCAATAATGCACCAAGAAATGGACACAATATGTGGCCAGTTGTCGGGGGCTCTGTATGCCGATAGACTTGCATCTGTAGGAAGTCCAGTAGTTTCTGTATCGAACGCCAAGACTCGCATTTTTAGTTCTATCTTTGTTTGTGTATATCCTATTCGTTTTACAGAGAGTGGATTAGGAAGAAGCTCACTAGACCGAATACGACGGAGTGAACAATTAGACCGTACGTGGTGGGGCATCCAGCCTGGGCAACCTTGAACACGGAAGCGAGCTGGGGGACTAGGGCCGAGACAACGCCACCAATGAGCTGGTCAACTAGACGATACGTGATCGGCGAGCTGAGAACAAAAAACACAACCGCCAGAGTCGCCGAGTGCTGGAATTTCTTGGTTAGGCCAAACATTGTTTGTGTTCTACGCAGAAAAAGTCTTTTGGGTCTGAATGATAGAATTTATCCATTCCGGGGAATTTTCAACGATGTTTTTAATAGTTATGATATTTTGAGGAACTGGATAGTGAATATCGAGAGTATTGCTTTCACAAATAAACAGACAGGCAGAAATCAAGAAAACACCCCGGGATTTCGCAACTGTTGGAGACCAACGCAGACAATGTAGTTTGTAAAGGGCATCAAGGTACGGAGCTAGAACTCCAGCTTGAGGTGAGGACCGGGCATTGTCTCGAACAATATCCCAAATAAGCCATATTACGTTTCTTCCATGTGTTTGGTCAATATAGGGATTCGGGCGATATGAACAGTCTAGATTCCTCTTATGTGTATTCTTAAATACGCTTCCAAATTTCAGAATCCAAGATATCCAATAAAGAGCTCGTGTGAAATCCCGAGCTTCGGGTCTCAAGCAATACGACAGTTCGTTAAGTGGAACATACAAATCGATAGGGTCATCTTCTCGGACTATATGGCGAGCATAAGAAGCCGAAGGTGATTTCAGGTTTTCTTGTACTGTTGCATGCTGGAAATCGTGTTCCGGCTTTATCACCGGCAAATGAGGAAGTTTGTTTTTTCGAGTAAGAGCAACGGTTGCTGCTGCTTCACATACCATAGTCCTGATTTGAAGATTGTTGCGCATATCCGTCATCGCCAAAATGGAGTACTGCCCTTCATATGGCGCAAACTTCTCATAGGCCTGAACAAGGTACAAAAATACATTTGGAGCTGCACGATTAATATGCCGAGCCGATGATTCAAACAATGTGTTCCAGAGAGAATGTACTAATCCAGAACAAATAAGTTCCAGAGTCCAGTAGCAAGAATAGTCTGCGTGACCCAACTTAATGTTTTCGTCCAGAACTTTAGAGACGTGTGCCCGTAAATGTCCGGAGAATGTGAATTTCTGAAAGTCCGCGACAGTCCTTCCGTCAGCGATGTTCATTGTTCTGGGAAGGAGATGAGAAGCATATTATATAAACGCTAAATTTATCGTTCCAGTTATTAAAGTAATTTAAGTAGAAATTTATAATAATATTAAATGGTGTACGGGTTTATTTATAAAATTACAAATTCAGTTAATAATAAAGTTTATTACGGACAAACAAAGTCAAATCCTCCATCTTATAGATGGAACCGTCATAAATATAGTACTAAAAAAGGTTGTAAAGTACCCATACATTGTGCTATGAGATTGCATGGAATAGACAAATTCAAGTTTGAAATTGTATATTCTTGCGATACTCTGAACGAGTTAAATAAAAAAGAAATAGAACTCATATCTACTACCAATTCATTCTGCCCAAATGGTTATAATATTATGAAAGGTGGAGATAACTTTGAAAGAACTGAAGAACATAAGAAGAAGATAGGAGACGCTTTACGTGGAAAGAAGAAAAGTGCAGAACATGCAGCAAATGTAAAGAGATCGCTTAAGGGGGTAGGCTTAGGTGTTCCAAAATCAGAAGAACATAAAAAGAAAATTAGTCAAGCACACCTTGGAAAGAAGAAACCGCAAACAAAGGAACACGCTGAAAAACTAAGACAATCGCATATTGGAAAGAAACGGTCGCCAGAAACAAAAGAAAAGCAACGCCAAGCTCGTATAAATTGGTGGATTAGGAAGAAAGAATCAGAGAATCAGCGAGAAAAATAACAAATATACTGATACTCCTTACCTGCTCGCACAAGATCCACGTTTTCAATATGTGTGAACCCCGAAGTCTTGATGATATCAATCATACGCTCTTTTGAAGGCATAGTTAAACTTAGTTTATTTTCGCGATACTTTGCTCCACCATTATTTGCTTCGTCATAATACGAAAACACTTCGTCGTATGACGCATCATCCTCATTACGTTTCTTCACTAATTTACCAGTGTACTTGAACTTATCAAAGAACACTACTGATTCGGTCTGTCGTTCCAAGTTATATTTCTGAAGTGAAAAGGCCGCAAAAGGAGATGATAAATCATGTAACGGGTCAAACCTGTCTGGGTCTACGAGATGCACGACAAAGTATCCTCCGGGTTTCAGCCATTGGTAAGCATTATCTGAAATAATTTTGGCGTTGGGAAACATGTACATTGAGAACCCAAGGAGTAAACAGTGGCTGAATGATTTTTGAGAAAATAATTGGGGTTGGGAAATATCGCCCTTATTGAACTTTGCATTGGGACACCGTTCGCGAGCTTTTTCGATCATAGCGTCCGACGTATCTACCCCAAGATAATCTACTCCGAGCTGCTTGAAATAGCATGCGTGCGTCGCAGTTCCACAGCACATATCCAGAACCCGGATCGAAGTTACTGGTTGCTCTACCAACGTGAGGTCGTGAATAGATACTTCTTCGTACTTAATTCTTTCGTTCGAGTTCCAGAGTGAATCGTAGATGGATGCATACTCTTCGTCGAAAATATCCTTGTCGTACAAGGTTGTAGTTTTCCCATCTTCAAAACCTTCAATGGATGAGTACCACGTGGTAAGCCCATACATTACAAATATGAGGATGGCTAAGAAAATGTAGGCAACTTCCATTAGTTTTTAGCGAGACGATTTCCCTCCAGAAATCGATGCTGGTAGCATGTCTGGTAATGTCGGAGTGGACTTAGGTCTCACAAATTTGAAGTAAATAAGAACGAGAATGGCTAGTATGCACAGTGCGATTACACCTGTTAACAAACTATTCACCCAATTTGAGCTAGAATCTCCAACTACACCGCTGGACAAATAACTTGAACGATTAAGAACATCGGCCTTGGTTTTTTCGGCGTTGTAATCTTGTAGTAAAAGCGGAAGACCGCCATCTGATTTTATAGCCCTAGCTAAACTTGATACTTGACTCTGGGATTTAAGAGACCCATCAATCGCATCATACTGGTCGCGATACTGTCGCAGTACTGGTTCAATATCACTTTTTGCTATTTTTTCCTTTTCCTTTGCTAACCACCCCTGACCATTTAGGGCGGTATAGTAATCTGTACGCGCTTTTGCTGCTGTCTCCGGTGTTGCTCTGTCCATAACAGCTTTCAGTTCATCAAGATGTTTTTGGCGAGCACAATCAGGCCCACAACCCTGGAACAGCGACGTCATTGTTTAAAGAGAGGTAAATTCCCACACCGAGAACAACAAGGACAAATACGTGAACGAACCATCCAATAAACGAAAATACCAAATACACGAAGGACGCTACTATGAGTGTTAGTACAAACTTCACAAGAATAGGCTGCATCGCAGTTATCCCATCAAGCTTGGATTTACTTATAGTTACCTCATCTTGCGTACTTTTAATTTGCGAATCAGTTTGCTCTATGTTCGCAGCAGGTGTTCCAAACAGCTTTTTGAACGTTGTCTCAAAAAATCCAAGTTGTTTGTTCACAGCCATAACATCTGTTTGGCGTTTATAATCTTTAGATATATCTTGAACAATCTTATCCCGGTTTTGGTCTGCTGGAGTTATCACATTCAAAATAGATGAGTAATCTGGAGTTTCAATTCGATTAAATATATTACCTACTGTTCCCGATGTTGATGACGTCATCCATAACTGTTTCGTATTGGGGTCAGCGGTCAAATTCAAAGGCATGTACCCACCAGTATCAAGAGGTGTAACTTCTTGACGGACTGTACAATCTCCCTGGCATCTCGATATTTGTGAATTCTGACCAACTCCATACAATGCTGTTTGGTCAATATTTCCTACAAGCGAAGTTATTGGAATTCCAGTGAGACCGGTAACTGGACTCCACCCGGTCTGTAACGTTTCATCGGTCTTCATAGCTTTTCCAGAAGCATCTACTCCGTACAAAGCAGTAGAACTGGCTGAAGTAATCTTTACGGACGTATCGGCAACGGGCATAGAATTAGTCATAGTGACTGGCTTGGGGATTTTGACTTTTTGATTCGTAGCACTTTGTAGCCATAGGTACGTATGTGTCGAGAAAACAGACACTGGTAAAAAATTGGGACTTCCTACTGGAAGTAGAGACCAGTCGGTCTGATTATTGGCGGTTTTAGTAGCTAAGTTTGTCGTAGACCCGGCAGTGTACAACAAATAAACATTCGTATCGTCAGTTGTAATATCTAAAATAGACGATATTGGTTGAGCAGGGGTAGCGGCTACTTCTGCCGAGCCTTTCGACATAGGAGTAATCGCAATATCAACGTTGATGGTTATTGTCTCTGGCTTTGCGGGCAATACACTTGTTTTGTAAAAGTTGTATGTAGCTTGGTCTGCTTCTACACTAAATACGTACACATCGGAGGTTACTGAAGCATATATTACCGGCATCGTAGCTCCAGAATTCAAATCGCGTAACGTAATTTGGTTAGATTTATCCTTAAAGCCCTTTATAGCTGCATCAATTTCTGGAATGCCGCTAAAAGTCTGACTAATGGCGTGTTTTCCTAAACAAATCATGACCGAATATTTACCATTGTTTTCTCCAATTCCAAATGAAATATGGTTCGTGTCTTGCACACCATTCCAACCAGCAACTCGTAAGTAAGTGGGTGGCCCAGTAGGTACAGGAGCTACAGAGGCTACCCCTTGAGTTCCGGCAGTAGAGAGATGGGATAAATCAACGGTAGACCAAGACCCGTTACATGGATTCTGGCACACGTACACTGACTTATTAGCATTGTATCCCCACAAATATCCTGCTGCTGATGGGGATGTTTTTACAAGAGAACCGGGTATATTCGCCCATTTTTGAGCAGAAGATATCTGGGTGGAAGCCACCGTGTTTATAGATTTTGTGTTTGCATCAAATGCGGATTGAAAGTCCGCCATCTTATTATTGAGTGAGCATAAATTAGTTCATGTTTTGGAAGTTTTTGTACATGCCCCTCGAAAGTAGCATAGAGACTACCGGGCCAGTTGTGAAACCGCGAGACTTGGGAAAATCCTGAAACATCTTGGCCGTTCCAGGAGCTAGACCACCGGTAGAATAGGAGTAATCGGTTTTAGTCACTATTGCCTCTAGACGTTTGCGCTTCATCTCCGTAATGAAAGAAGCGTCTGTGCCTGGACCTTTACCTGTACGAGCTCCAGTGGTTGGGTCTACACCCGTATTCAGTTGTACTACAGACATCGGCATTTATTTACTGTGCGGGAAAAGTAATGGACATCAAGGCTTTCCAAGATAGTCGTCAGGCCGAATTAGACGCATTTCTAGCAAACTATGCTACCCTGAAGACAAAGTATTCGGCTGCTTTGTCGGCAGCAATAGGAGAACGAGATTCGGGGCAACAGGTTATTCTAGTACAAAAAGTTCTTGATGCAAATACCCAACTAACCGCTGCGGTTCGGACTATTTTGGGGTCGTTATCGTCATCTACTTCAGACATAGATACTGCGACTTTAAATCAACTCACTGCAGACCTTGTGAAATATCAGCAGGACTTTTTGACTCTGCAGCAGTCTACAGATAAACTACAAACGTTAAAAATGATTCAGAATACAACACAGAGTGATTTGCAGCGGGCATTAACACTCTATAATGTATATATTTTAGCACTATGTATTCTTTGCGTTATTGTTATCATTCTAGCAATACGTGCAGCATGGACTGGTGGTATTTTTGGAGGTATAGTTCGTCGAATCAAAAATACTGTAAGACCACAATAACCCCCAGTAATACACTTATCGCAATAAGTTTATCGGTATAATTTAGGGGAGGTTGAGGAATAGGTAAACGCATTTGAGCAGCAGTTACTTTATCACGTTCTTCGTGGATTCCTTCTACTAAGTTTCCTAGCCCAGCTTGGTTCTGGCGAAAATGAGTTATGGCGTCAGCTCCCATCGCATCATGAATCGTTTGGTTCGCACTCACAAGTTCCTTCTTTTTTGCTGTTATAATGTTATCAAGCCCCTCTTTAGCTGACTCATACGCTTTCTTATACGAGTCATTTCCAGTAAGTTTGTACTGCAAGTAATTATCATGGTAGCTGCTACTTAAGGTTGTTAGCTGGCTATCCATTTGTTGTTTCCGCGACACAAATTCGCCAGCGTTTGTTCTCTGCCGTAGTTTCACACATCCCAGTAACTTCAACTATATCGTCCGGTCGAGCACCAAGATACTTGGCCATAGCATCCTGTGAGAGAATACGGGGAAACTTGGTAAAATCGGGAAACTTCTTTGCGAGAGTACTGCGTTCAATATCGTTGATAATTCGTTGCTTCGGAACAAGCTGGTGCTTTGAAATATTGAAGTAGAGGCTAGCCATAAGAAATACTTGGACAAGCGAGTTCTCGCGTTCAGAGATATGATTTACCAGTGTACTCAAAACCTTCTCGCTAATCGGTGTCTCGCTAATAATGATAGTCCCTGCGCTATAATTGTTATCCTTTGCGAACACAATAAAGTTGCTCAAATCATTCGTAGACACGCGGGTCTTCGTGCTATAAATAATCAACATACCACCAAAATTGTACATCTTCGTCTCATCTGGTGCGGGCGTTACGGGTTCAAACGTATCACCCTTTAGCCCACGGTCTGTGAGCATCTCTCTCAGAGTCTTGAAAATGCGGTCGTCCATTGTCTTTAGTATTCATAACTACGAAAACGTCATTCCATTTTTACGCTCTAAATATAAATGAGCAACTGGGCATTCCTTGCTATTCTAGCTGGACTGGTACTTGTCTATGTCCTACTTTCTCGAACGAAGGAGGGGTTCGCCCTTGAGTTTGTGGACCGGTCCAATGAGAAGCGCACAGATGCTACCCGTGCGTCATCGTACAATCAGGATACAAACCATTTTAAACCGACTGTACCTCTTGCCGAAGCTACGCCCGGTGTACCAACGCCCTACCGCGTGAACATGTTTGATTCCTATATTCCCGCTTAAGCGCACCGGGACTAGGAACAAAAAAGAGTATGCGAAAGACCATTTGTTTAAATATGATAGTCAAGGACGAATCACACGTTCTTGAAAAAACATTGGAAAATCTATGTCAGCATATCACCTTCAATTACTGGGTTATATGTGATACTGGATCTACAGATGGAACGCAAGATATAATCGTAAATTTTTTCAAGACGAAAGGTATTCCGGGAGAACTTGTACAACATGAATGGCGAGATTTCGGTCATAATCGTACCGAAGCTCTTCGGGCAGCATACAAGAAGGCCGATTACATATTTATTTTCGATGCGGACGATACCGTTCACGGAAAGCTTGTTATTCCCCCCTACCTAGACAAGGATTTTTACAAGTTTCAGTTTGGGTCTGGGTTCACATACTACCGCCCACTCCTCGTTACTGCGCAGAAGAAAAGTAAGTTTGTTGGAGTACTTCACGAATTCTTGTCTCTAGAGGAAGGAGTTCCTTCGGAAGGTGTTATTGAAGGAAGTTACTTTGTGGATTCGGGAAAGACCGGTGCACGGAGTCGGGACAAGGATAAGTATTTGAAAGATGCCACAATATTGAAAAACGCGTATGCGAAAGAAGTCGAAACGGGTGGTGGCTTGGCCAATCGGTATGCGTTTTACTGTGCCCAAAGTTTCAAGGATTGTAATCGTATTGATGACGCAATTGAATGGTATACTCTAGTTGCCGACAAACTCAATTCGTGGGTTCAGGAAAGGTATTATTCATGTTTGATGCTTGGAAATCTTTATAAGACTAAAGATAATTTTGAGAAGTCGTTGGAGTATTTCTTAAAAGCTCAACAATTTGACCCAGACAGGTCGGAAGGTACGATTTTCGCAGCCGAACTCCTTCATCAGCGGGGACATCATTATTTGGTGACGTTGTTGTATGAATCAAATAAGAAGTACAATAAGGATCCTCAAGATAAATTGTTTTTGTACCGCGATTTCTACAATGATATTTTGGAATATAATTGCAGTTTGAGCGCATTTCATTGTGGAAAGCGAGACTTAGCTTACTCGTGTCTCAAAACTATCATTCTAAATTCTATTGCGAATCGGGGAATCCTAAAGAACTGTTTTTACAATTTGCGAGCACATGCTCGTGAACTGAACTCTGACCCTGATACGTTTGGGTTGTTCAATATGATTTCGTACTTCCTTCAGTCATGTGATGACGATACAAGGGAACTATGTGTTCTTTGGAATATCCTGTTTTCTAAACACCGCGCTATTCTTACTGCACCTTCCAAGTTTAAGTGTGCAGACAATACTCGACCCAAAGTGTTTCTTTCTATGACGTCATGTAAGCGTCTCGACTTATTCAAGGAAACCGTGAATTCTGTCCTGAATTGCTGGATGGACGCGAATAAAATAGATTACTGGTTTTGCGTGGATGATAATTCGTCAAAGAGTGACCGGTCTAGCATGCAAAAATTGTACCCTTGGATGAAATTCTACTTGAAAACTCCACAAGAAAAGGGACATCGTGAAAGCATGAACATAATTTGGAATAAACTTAAGGAACTCAAACCGAAATACTGGATACATATGGAAGATGATTTTCTGTTTTATATTAAGAAACCCTATGTATCTGAAGCCATGAAATTCCTAGATACGCACAGTGATATTAAACAAGTGCTTTTCAATCGAGCGTATGCGGAAACAATTGAGCAGGTTGATATGCGAGGATACGACCCTATCTCGCCAGGATTTGTTGTTCATGACCATAAGCAAGGCAAGTTTCCATACCCCAACTGTCACTACTGGCCACACTACAGTTTTAGACCCAGTATGGTTTGTGTAGATGCGATTTTAGAGCTTGGGAATTACGATAGTCCGAACACATTTTTTGAAATGGATTATGCTATGAAATGGACATCTCGAGGATACAAGTCTGCGTTTTTTGATTTGGTATGCTGTCGCCATATTGGGCGACTCACATCGGAACGGAATACTGGTAAGGTTCAGAACGCGTATGACTTAAATGGGGAAAACCAGTTCAATACAACAAAATCAATGAAGATTCTGAATTTGAAGCGTCGTCCAGATCGGAAAGAGGCGATGGAAAAGATTATGAACGATGCTGGGATTTCTGAGTACGAATTTGTGGAAGCCGTTGATGGAATGGCTCTAAAACCCACATCGGATCTCAAAGACCTGTTTGAAGGCAATGATTTTGGAAATCGACGTGGATTTATTGGGTGTGCGCTAAGCCACTACAATTTGTGGAAGGCTCTGCTTGCCGACAAATCAAATACCCACTACGTTATCTTTGAAGATGATGCTACATTGATTCCAGAGTTCAAAGATATCTATGAATTGCTAAAGCCAGAGTTTCCAAAGCACGAGTATCTACTTTTGGGGTATCATATGTACAGTGCGAATCGCGACGCCACGAAAGATACGTATGTTACTCTTAAAAACAAGGAAATCACAATTGGAGATATGCAGAATGACCTGAATGTTGGAGGAACGTTCGCGTACTCTATTAACAAGAAGGGTGCGCAAACGCTGGTTGATTATATTGGTAAGCATCGTATTCGCCACGGGATTGATTATGTTGTAAAGGTTTGTCGGGATTTGAAGTGTACGGAACTAAGGCCACAAATTGTATTTTCGGAGTGGTGTGAGAAGGTTGGGAATACGGTTGACTCGGACATCCAGAAAAACACGGATTGTCTTGATTTCAGCAATGTAATTCCTGCTGTGGACTTTGAGTTTATTCCGGGATTTGACCATATTGGTGACGATATTTATTATCAAGCCATCCCTCTTGAGAAAATGAAGCGTCTAGCCATGGATGACCCGCAATGTATGGGGTTCAATACCCTTGGGTTCTTTAAAAATAATGTCGACCGAGCTGCACTTACTACATCTCCATACTTTGGTCAGAATGATGGAATTTATATCAAGGTGTTCAATACTCCAACACAGTCCGAACCGGAAACATCGGGAAATACCGTAAAAGTCAAAATGATTTGTAATTGGTCATCATCAAAAGATTTTGTGAATGCATTTCCCACAAAATATCCAGTACCAGGTCTAGAGCTCACATCGCGAGACGATGCGGATTATTTTGTTATTGTGAACTTACCAACGAAAGCCGATGAATACCATGACCCCAAGAAGACGATAGTTTTGCAGATGGAACCTTGGGTATATGACGATGCAAAACCGTGGGGTGTAAAGACCTGGATGCCCGAATGGAGAAATCCAGACCCCAACAAGTTTTTACATTCTCATACTTGCCGGCGATTCTTGAATCCTGCAGCGTGGACTCTTGGCGGTGATTTAACTACACTTCCACCGAAACGCTCAAGTGTAGCACTAATATGCAGTGACCAACTAAAGGATACTGGTCACCAACTTCGTGTTAATTTTGCAAAATTGTTTCCTGATTTAGTTCGAGTGTATGGTAAGTGCAACGCACATTCCCTGAGTTCCTACGTTGGTACTGTGCGTGACGAAGACAGGTATAACGTGTATGGAACCCACAAGTATGTACTAGCCGTAGAGAACAATTCCGAAGTCAACTATGCAACGGAAAAGATTTGGGAGCCAATAATATGTGAATCTTTGACCTTTTACTGGGGATGTCCGAATTTAGAAGACTATATCGATCCTCGGTCATTTGTACGACTTCCACTCGAAGATCCGGCCGAAGCTGCGCGTATTGTGAAGCAGGCTATTGACGAAGACTGGTGGTCCCAGCGTATTGACGCAATCAAGTCAGCAAAAAAGGTGATTATGGAAAAATATGGAATGTTCCAGATTATTTCAAATGTTATTCAGAAACACACCAACAAGAAGCCTGAAACGTATTATAGCCAGGATGGTCAAGATATGTATTTGGATACCAATGTATTCAAGGGGTTTAAGAACGGAGTGTTTGTGGACGTAGGTGCAAATAATGGAGTACATATCAACAATACCCTTTTCTTTGAGACTAATCGTGATTGGACCGGTGTGAATATTGAACCTATAAAGGCGGTATATGATAAACTGGTAAATAACAGACCAAACTGCATAAACTTGAATTGCGCTGTAAGTAATTCCGATGGCGAGGCAGAGTTTATTTGTAATGAAGGATATACTGAAATGATTTCAGGACTTAAAGACCAGTTTGATCCTCGTCATGCGGAAAGACTAAAAAATGAGCTCTCTCATTATGGAGGAAATAGTACACTGATTACAGTCCCAACCAAGCGGCTAGACACCATCCTACACGATGCAGGTATTAAACACGTACATTACCTGAGTGTAGATGTTGAAGGCGCAGAATTTGAAGTTATAAAATCCATCAATTTTGATAACGTGTTTATTGATGTTATCGGGTTTGAAAATAATTATAATGATACTAGTGTTCCAATCATTGATTATTTGATGGAAAGGGGGTATTCGATAATCCATAAATCAATGGATATTTTCATGAAACATCGCGACTCGAAGTTTTAAATTGTTAGAATAGTCTTTTCTTTAGGATGGTCCGGCAAAGTTCCGGCTGCTCGATGTTCCTGAACAGTATTCCAAATAACACGGAAACTTTCTAAATTTGTAGGTAACCATGTGCGGTCGCGAGGAACAGTAGTGAGACGGTACTTCTCAAATACCCAATATACGGTAGCCCACCACTCAGTTTCTAAATTCGGCATCATCTCCTTGCGCCAAGTTTGGACGTCCCGTTTATCATCAATATCTCGATATACAACTCGACCATTCTCAGCAACCGCGAACCACGATTTATACTGAGCAGTGGACTCTTCCCACTCAGAATAGTTCACTTCACGGAACTTCATTTCTACATAATCACACTCGTCCAAATCTGTGCATTCCAACTGCAATTGCATTTGGTGATAGTACGTTGAAGGAATTGGCGTGTCGTTCGAAAATTCTCGAGAAATAGGACACTTGAATTCTACAAGTTTTCCGTACCTGAAATCATTCTTGTCGGCAGTAACTAGAATACCGTCAGGTGACGCTCCGAGAAACGGATGGTCTCGATGAGGAATACATGTCGTATCCATGATTTGAACTCCACCCTGGATGTAGGTGCAATAAATATGTTTAGCGATTGGTTCGAGACGCGTACCCCAAAGCAGCGCCCGCGCACCAAATCCAGAACTTGCTGGTCGGGGTAGTAGTTTGGTCATTACGATTTCATGCTTGAGCGCAGGAGATGCATCATGAACAGCCTTGTAAATTTCCGAAGCAGTCAACATTTCTCCACGTTTAGTGTGCCATGCATCGGTACGCTGGTCATCGTGACCGTACAGAAACAGAATCTGTTCAACCTTATCCATTCCCAAATCCATTGTTTATGTTCGTATACTATGTGTATTAAACCCGTTTTCAGGGTACATCCCGATGTAGAACAAATGCAGGAAATCCAAAGCCAAGAGCAATGGGTTCTTTTTCGTCTAGAACGGTTTTACAACGATAAAATAACCGAACGTGTACGCGATATCCTTACGGGGAAATCTAACCTTTCTCTTCGTCTTATTGATTGGTTTGTGACCAATTATGCGAAGAAGTACAATATTTCATATATGACGAAGGCACAGAAGCATGTGATTGTCTATTTATCCTACAAGTCTCATCTCAAGGCGTACAGCAAAAAGATGTTCGATCCATTCTGTCGGTGGAAGCGTATTAAGTTTCATGGTATGGACACGACAGTCGGACAGCTGAATTTTTTCGAGTGGGCATTGACGGATGAAGTTCTTGATTATCTGGAAACAAATCGGGATACTGTACATGCTGATATGGAAACTCGGCTACACGAACCTAAAGATACCGCCGATGGCCCCAAACGCAAACGTCACGAATTGTCGCATTCTGCTACGAAGTCTATGACCCGTCACGATGTGCGTGTAACTGTTAAGTTTGATTAACTCTTTCAAGAACAAATGTATTCTAATCTAATTCCCAACTATGTTTACCGAGATATATCGGAAGACATAGCTGACCACGATGACGATTTTGAGGCAGAAGAATGGAGTTACAATGGTCGTGACGTATTTCGCGGTTCATTGGATAGGTCGTATAAGTGGAATGTGTACTGGCTCTATGACGAAAACTTGAAACGCGTAGGTCTTGCTGAACACGACCCTGAAAATCCGGCGTTGTTTCATTCTCTGTGGTTTGAAACGAATCCATTCGCTACACTTTTACAAGAACGCGGTTGGGTATCTAAAGGTGCAACATTATGGGCGCTTCTTTCGAATGAAGCATACCAAGATTGTCTGGAAGATGATTTCCGAACCGTTATCGACAAAACACTGAATTCCAATATTCGTTTAATGACTCCCGAAATGATCATAACCCTTCCTGAAATTTATGCATGCTCCAAATGTGGAAAAAAAACCCTTTCGGCGCCAAGCAGTTGCTCGGACGCGAAAGTTTTTAGTTATTTATCTCCTGATTGCTCAGTATTGTTTGTTGATGATTCGTTCATCATGTACACTGCTCCTGCAGATTCTCGTGTATGGTCTACGCTGAACCCGCACCTGCAGCCACACGACGACCACCCTTCTTCGCCGGAGCAGCAGCCGGAGCAACCTCCACCGACTGAGCAGCTACTGGAGCCTGAGTCTGAGCCTGAACCCGAGTACCACCATACTCAGAATCGTCATTCTGAGTATCCTGATGAGCCTGCTGAGTCTCATCCTCATCCTCCACCACAGTAGGAGGCGCACCAGACTCGTCATCGAACATATCTGCAGCCGTACGGCGAACCTGAGGGAACACCTGAGCGGCCGTTAGACGCCACGTCACACCAAAGCCACCGCCAGCAATCACATAGATGCTGCCGCTGACTACGAGATTCGCCTCAACACCCTTCGGGAAGATGCTGGGCAGAGACTCGGGCGTCACATACGTTACCGGATTACGCGAGGCATCCACAATCTCGGTCGAGACGCGGTTGTCGTATACTGGAACCTTGACTCGGAAGCTGGGAGGATACTTGCCGTTCGGCACGTACTCGCCATCAACCTTGTCGGTCGAGAAGCTCAGAATACGCTTGAAGCTGTCGCGGATAGCCTCCTCCGAGCGCTTCTTGCCGAACCACTTCGCACTATTCTCTACAGCAGCCTTGATGATATGATTCTCCAGATCCGCCAGGAGATTGTACAGCTTACCAATCTCGTCCGCCCCAGCAGACCGATCCTTGCCGTACGGATCGCAGCCCTTCAGCGAACCGATGAGCGTGTACGTCTTCATACCCGTATCACCCTCACGAATAAGGACACCGCCCGGGTAGCCCACGCGGGGCATGCGGATTAGTAGGCTATTACCGTTGTAGCGCATGCTAATTGGGGGATTACGACCTGCCTTACCCTGACCTACCGTAAACGTTACGTCGTTAACATTGATTGCGTTCGCGTGGATAGGACCGTTCATTCTTATTGTTGTACTCTATTTAGGTTAGAAAGGTCTAAATCCGTTTTCGGGGAAAAGAAATCAGTTTCAATGAAAAATTCGCCTAGGACATCATGTCCA